TGTTCAAACATTTTATTATTTAAGAAATTCAACATCAGGTGCTTACACAGTACAATTTAAATATACATCTGGATCAGGAGATTCATTTACTTTCTCAGCAACTGACAAAGGTGATGCTGTTGTATTTGCAACTGCAAACGATGGAACTAATCCAGATATTTACACTTTACCAAATGGTAATGTTACTACTGCTGGAACACAGACTTTAACAAACAAAACTTTAACAGCACCAAAAATTGCAGATGCAGGTTTTATTGCAGATGCAAATGGAGCGGAACAAATTATATTTCAAACAACAGCTTCAGCAGTAAATGAAGTAGAAATTACAAACGCAGCTACAGGCAATGCACCAATTATAGGTTCAAGTGGCGAAACTAACGTAGACTTAAATCTAACTCCAAAAGGAACTGGAAGAGTAGTTTTAGGCGCTGGTGCTATTCAAAACTTAACTGAAAAAGCTACAATATCTGCAACAGCAGCAACTGGAACAATTAACTATGATGTTAGAACACAAGCAGTTTTATATTACACATCTGCAGCGACTGGTAACTTTACAGTCAATGTCAGAGGAGATGGTTCAACTACATTAAACAATATTATGGATACAGGTGAATCAGTTACTCTTGCTTTCTTAGTAACATGCACAGGTTCAGCTTATTACAATAACGCTTTTACAATCGATGGAGCGAGTGTAACTCCAGAGTGGCAAGGTGGATCAGCACCATCTGCAGGTAACACCAACTCTATTGATGTGTATACGTATACGATTTTTAAAACTGGCGATGCTGCTTTCACAGCGCTTGCAGCACAATCGCAGTTCGCGTAAAACTAAGAGGAGGAAAGAAATATGCCTATTATTGCATCAATCGGAGCAGCATCCGCAAAAGGATTTGGATTAACAGCTGGTAGTAATCCACCAGTATCATTTGACTATTTAGTAGTAGCTGGCGGTGGCTCTGGCGGAGAAACTATCGGGGGCGGCGCAGGAGCCGGCGGATTTCGAACTTCTTTTCCAGGTGGAACAAAAATTGAATTAGACGGTGGAGGACACACTATAACTGTTGGAGCTGGCGGAGGACCTGCAACTCCAGGAGTATTATCTTTTTCTGCTGCACCCGTAAACCCAAATTATGATTACGACGATGGAGCTAACAGTGTCTTCAGTAATATTACATCATCAGGTGGAGGAAAAGGCGGAACGATTGGTCAAACAGCTGCTGGGCCAGGTGGATCTGGAGGCGGCGGAGGTTCAAATTATAACACTGGATCACAAGCAGCAGCTTCTGGAAATGCTGGAGGTTACTCTCCTTCTGAAGGAAACGCTGGAGGAGCTGGTGATGGCACAAGAAGAAACGATTTAGGTTTTGGCGGTGGCGGTGGCGGTGGCCACAATGCGGCTGGAACAAACGGCGGGCCGGGCGGAACAGGCGGAGCTGGGGGTGCAGGAACTGCATCCAATATTACAGGCTCATCTGTAACGTATGCTGGCGGCGGCGGTGGTGGAATTTACAATCACGGAAACCCATATGCACCTCCAGGTCTTGGCGGTGCTGGCGGTACCGGAGGAGGCGGACATGGAACTCCTCGAGTAGCCACTCTTGCTTATCATAACGCAGCAACACCAGGAACTGCAGGAACCGCAAACACAGGGGGCGGAGGAGCTGGAACAGCTTACGCATACAGTATTAGAAATGACGTAACACCTGCTGCGAACCAACCTTATGGTTATGCTGGTGGTTCAGGTGTTATTGTTTTAAGAGCACCATCAGATGCAAAATTTAATGTGTCGCCAGGTTCAAATACAAAAAGTACAGATGGACCTACTGGTGATATAATTGCAGTATTTAATACAACGGGGACATTGACTATATAATGGCCCACTTTGCAAAATTAGATGAAAACAATGTGGTAGTAGACGTAGTAGTCGTTGCAAACGATGTACCTACAGCTGATGGACCTTTAGGTGAAAACGACATGCATCCAGATGGAGAATCATGGTGTGCACAACATTTAGGTGGGACTTGGAAACAGACTTCTTATAACGCAAATTTCAGAAATAAATTTGCAGCTAAAGGAAATATTTATAATTCTGACATAGATATTTTTACTTGTTTACAACCATACTCAGATTTTACATTGAACACTACAACGTACAATTGGGAAGGACCTGTGCCTGCACCAAATCAAATTGAAGTAGATATTGAAGGACCTATAGATGAAGAAGGAACTATGGGTACAGTAAAAGGTGTAGTATATGGAATTACTTGGAATACAGCTGAGCAACGTTGGGAAGGCATAGATACAGGAGGAAACAATCGTATCTGGAATCCAAACACTAGCACTTGGTCATAACTATTTACTTTTAAGTTAAATAGTATTAGAATGAAAGCAGAATGGTATTAGAGAATTATTATTATTGGTTTAAAAAAGTTCTTCCAGAATCTTTCTGTAAAGATATTATTAGATTAGCAAAAACACAAAATAGTTCAAAAGGATTAGTTTTTGGAGAAGAGAAAAAAGGTTGGAAAAAAACTAAAAAAGGAACAAAGCTACGAGATTCTGACATTGTTTGGTTACGTGATGAATGGATACTAAGACAGATCTATCCTGTAATAAAGCAAGCTAACAAAGCAGCAGGTTGGAATTTTGAAATTGATACATCAGAGAGTGTACAATTTACAATATACAATAAAAACCAACATTACGGTTGGCATACTGATAGTAGAAGTTTACCTTACGACACACCTAAAGCTCCACATCTACATGGTAAAATAAGAAAGCTATCCATGAGTTTAATTTTAAATGACCCTAGTGAATATAAAGGTGGTGAATTTGAAATAGAATTTCCAGTTGAAAGTGAAAAAAAAGGTTACAAAAGAGAATTGGTAAAACAATTAGATACTATCGGATCTGTTTTAATTTTTCCATCTTTTGTTAAACATAGAGTTAAACCCGTAACATCAGGCACAAGATATTCTGCTGTAATGTGGTATTTAGGAAAGCCTTTCAGATGAGTTTTAATAAAAATGGATATGTAGTAATGAAGAATTTTATCTCAAAAGAGATAGCTTCTTTAGCCTCTCATTATTTAATACAAAAAGGTGAAGTACATAAAATTTTTAGAGACAATAATTTAATATCTCCTTTTGATAATAGATTTGGTGTGTTTGGTGATGAACAGGTTGCAAACGTATTTTGTTTATATGGAGACCCATTGACTGATTCTATAATGAAACTTATGACACCGGAAGTAGAACAAGCCTCAAAAAGAAAATTAATTCCTAATTATACCTATTGTAGAATTTATGAAAAAGGATGTGATTTAAAAAGACATAGAGATAGATTAGCATGTGAAATTTCTGGTACAATTTTTTTAGGAGGAGACCCTTGGCCAATATATATAGATCCAACTGGTTCTACAAAAGGCAAAGGAAAAAAGATAGTTTTAAAAGAAGGAGACGCTTTATTTTATAAGGGTAATCTTTTGGATCATTGGAGAAAACCATTTGAAGGTAATATATGTATTCAGACTTTTATACACTATAACACAACGACAACACCTAATGCTAAAAATTTTGATGGTAGACCTTGTTTAGGTTTTCCAGTTATTGATTAATGAAGAAAGACACACATATTTTAACTGTTGATTTAGATTGGATACAAAATCAAAGACAAGGTTTAGAGTTAGTTAAATTTTTAAAACCATTAATAGAAAGAACAGAAACTATTTTTATAAGAGGACATCAACAAGCATATGATTTTATTACACCTGAATCTCATTTATATAATATAGATCATCATCACGACATGGGTTATGGGCATGGAGATGTTAATTACAAGAACGCTATTGAAAAAGGAATTTTCTCTGAAGGCGAGTGGGTTTTAGCAGCTGTAAAACATAAAAAATTAAAAACTTATACGTGGATTAAAAATTATGATTCTACTTTAATATTCAAAAACATTACTCAACCAATTAGAGCTTTGCCCATTTTTAGGATGTTTGATGAATTGAATGATTTTGCAGAAATGATGCCTAAATTTAATAGAATAATTATTTGCGAAAGTTTAGACTATGATCCTCACACTGCGTTTTATTATGGCTTATTTAAATGTTTAACAAAAAACTTTAAAGAAGTAGTTAATGATAATTGGAAAGCTTACAGAGCTATAATAAAAGATTAAATTCTTTTATATTGAAATCTATCAATAACCATCTGTAAATCAGCTATCTTTTTTTCGTAGTCATCATTAATCTTCAATACTGTTGCTAATTGAAGTTCTACTCTTTTGTTTTTATGAAGTAATTCTTTATTTAAAATAACTTCACTATTTATTTGAGCTCTTGCTAACTTTAACTCTTTCTTTAAATTATTAATTTCCTCTTCCATATGTCTCTTATATAGTGTATAAAATAATACTTGTAAAGTATTATGAAAGCAATATGGCAGAATATATAACAATATTTCCAGAGAGTCTATGTAGACAAAATATACATCTTCCTGAAAAAGAAAGGAAAGCAATAGCTAAACATATTAAAAAATATAAATGGATAACTTGTGCTAATCCTGAGCAGTTACCATCAACAGAAGCATCTGCTAATAAATATATTTTTCAAGAACCAATCTTTGATAATTTGAAAAAAATTTTACTTGAAGAATTTGAAAGGTTTGCACGACTTCATTATTTATACACAAACAAATTTATGATTACGACCTCTTGGGCTACTAGAAGTAAACCCAAAGACGTATCCTATTATCATAGCCATAATAATTGTATGTTTTCTGGAGTGTATTATCCTGAAGTGCGAAAAGGAGAAAAAATTATTTTTAGACATAAAGATGCTATACTGCATCAATTTAGATGTAATCCTAAAGCATATAATCAATATAATTCTCTTGATGTAAACATAAATGTAAAATCAGGTGATGTAGTATTCTTTCGTTCACACATGATACACTCAATACCTCACAACCTAACAGATAAAAGTAGATACTCTATTGCTTTTAATGTTATTCCTACTGGTTATATAGGGTATGGAGACTCAGCTTTAGAAATATATTATGAAGAGTTCAAAAAATAAGATTCCTACTTTTATTGAACAATTTAAAATATCGCCAAAGCTTTGCGATGATATGGTTACATATTTTAATTCAAACAAAGTACGTCATGCTGTTGGTGAGATTGGCGAACATCACGTGTTAAAACATGTCAAAGATTCTATCGATCTTTGTTGTACACCTAAAGATAAAGTTTATCCCTTACGTGATTATTATTTATCTATAAATAAATGTATGATTCAGTATCAAGAAATATACCCTGAACTTAAAAGCCATTATTCTTTTGACTTCACCGCTAATTACAATATTCAATATTATCCAAAAGGTGGTGGATTTAAAGATTGGCATAATGAAAGAATGAGTCCAGCTGTTAATAATAGGATATTAGTTTTTATGACATATCTTAACGATGTACCTAACGCTGGCACTGAATTTAAATATCAACAGTTTAAATCTAAAGCTGAAAAAGGTTTAACTTTAATCTGGCCACCAGACTTTACCCATACACATCGTGGCATGGTAACAGAAAAACATGAAAAAATTATTGCAACAGGATGGATAGATTTTCTTCCACAGTAGAAAGATTCTCAAAATATCTAACAGCCATAGAGTATCCTAAAGAAAAATGTTCTTGGAACATAGCTGGCATATTAAAAAATAGAAACGCTTTTTATAAGTTTGATGTTAGAGACATGCAAATGCTTTCATCCGGAGAATGGGTTAAAAAAGGAAATACCAAAACTAAATCAGATAAAATGGTTTTTGAATTAAAAAACACCTGGTTAATAATAGATGTTAAAGAACTACATGATTATTTAAAAATTACAAAAACAAGAATGGTTAAATTAGAAGAACTTGAAAAATGTTTAGAATGGAATATTAAAGTTTCGCGTCCGTAAAATAATTAAAATTTATTACTATTCTCTTGTCCGTATCGTTTTGTGTAACAGCTCTATGTTTAGTATTTTTAAATATAATTAATTTATTAGCTTCACTTTTGATTATTTTTTTTGGTTTTTTAAATTCAGTATATCCATTATTGTTATTCAAATAATATATTGCTGTTCTATGTTTAGGGTCTTGTTCATGATGATCTTTATGAAAAGGTGTCTTAAAAACTTTAGTTTTACTTACTGTAAGATTAGCTCTAATGTGTAATAATTTTGAAGGCTTCATTAAAGAATAGAAAGGCTCAACGAGATATGTAAAGTCAGAATTGCTTTTTCCAAATGCTATAAATAAATGTGAAAAATAAGAAACGTTATCTCCATCAACAGAACTATCACTATAATACCAAGGAAAGTTTGTGCTGTTCATCACTTCATAAGTATGTTCGTATTTTTCTTTTGATAGAGCTTTATTTATTATTTTCATGTATTTGTTTTAAATAATTATATAACGAGGGAGCTTTCTTTACAGCGTTATTCCACAAAGTTTTTTTAGAATCTAAATGTTTAGCTATTTCTTGAAAATCTGTTCTTAATTCTTTTGTATCATAATAAACATTTTCATACATTAAAGAAATTTTATCTGCTGGAGCATAATTCATTCCGGCTGCTATAAAAGAAAAACCGTGATCCTCTCCATTTTTAAAATCTTTATATTTGTTAAAGGCCGCTTGTAAAAAATAGCCAGCTAACACTGGTTGTAAATTTATTACTCTATCATCCCAAGTCTTGTTAAAATTTGCTTTCCAATAAGGTGTGTCTGTTCTTTGTGATAAAGCATAATGCATAGCAACAAATTCTGCGAATACATAAAAACCATGCTTACAAGCAAAACTAAAAGCATCTTTCTCGTATTGAGTAACAACATCTCTTTTTAATGTTCTTGTTAAATGATACAAAAATTCATGCACTGAATATAAACCGTTACTCTCTAACGGTTCAATAAAACCTGCAGATAGACCTATCGCAACAACATTTTTAACCCATAGTCTTTTTTGAATACCCACTCTCATTTTAATTTTATTAAATTCTAAATCGCTATTACCAAGATAAGTTTTAAATTCTTTAAGAGCGTCGTCATCAGATATAAATTTATCAGAGTAAACATAGCCTGTACCCATTCGTGACCATAGAGGGATATTCCATATCCAACCATTGTTATGGGCGGTGCAGTTTGTATAAAGATTTAATTCTTTCTTTTTATTAGTATAAGGTATTCTAGTTGCCCAAGCAGAGTTGTTAGGCAGCATGTGCTCTAAACTTTCAAAAGGTTCTTTTAGAGTCTTTTCTAAAAGCAAAGACTTGAATCCAGTGCAATCAATATACAGATCCGCCTTATGTTTATTATTTAAAGATACTATACCATCTTCATCTTGCTCTATAGTTTTTATCTCCTCTTTAATATGTTTTACACCATTAGGTTTACAGACATTGTCTCTTAACCAAATACCAAATTTGGTTGCATCAAAATGAAAAGCAGAGTCTCTTTGATAATTAAAATCTAACATAGGTATAGATTTGTCGGTATATTTATTTGAGTTAACTAATGCCATTTGAGGAGACATACAATCGGCATAATCATTTAAAGGTGTTTTAGGAAAAGCCTCTTTTTTAAACCACCAATCATTGGCTCCTGTTTTATTACCCACAGTACAAAGCCCTCCAAAAGGATAGTGAAATGATTCTCCTTTTTTTCTAAAATCTGTAAATTTAATACTAAGCTTAATACTAGCATCTGTAGCTTTTATGAAGTCTTTATCTTTCAGGCCTATTAAAGCACACCAAGCTCTTATACGACCAATGGTACTTTCTCCAACTCCCACTGTTTTAATATTAGGTGATTCTATAAGTTTAATTTTTTTATCAGGCAATAATTTAGCTAATGTAGCTGCTGTCATCCATCCAGCTGAACCACCTCCTACAACAAGAATTTCATTTATTTCTTTCATATAAAATACAGCACATTACTACATATTTGATTATAAAACAAGAATAGGCTATATTTATAGCCAAAAATAAATATAATGGTAAATTATGGCATTACAAAAAGTACAGTTCTTACCAGGATTTAATAAACAGATTACAGATACTCAAGCTGAAGGCCAATGGGTTAATGGTGACAACGTAAGATTTAGATATGGCACACCTGAAAAGATAGGTGGTTGGCAGCAATTAGGTAACAACAAGATAACAGGTGCAGCCAGAGCTATGCATCATGTCGTAAATAGAAGCGGTCAAAAGTTTTCAATCATAGGTACCAATAGAATTTTATATGCTTACTCAGGAGGTGTATTTTATGACATACATCCTATTAAAGCTACCGCAACCCTTACGAATGCATTTAGCACAACTAACGGATCAGCTATAGTTACAATAACTTTTAGTAGCGGTCATGGTCTATCTCCAGGAGATATAATTCTATTAGATAATTTTACTGCTATTACAAATTCTAACTACTCGGCATCAGATTTTGATGACAATAAATTTATGGTAACATCAGCACCAACTAATCTTACAATAACAATTACCATGTCATCTAACGAGACAGGATCAGGTGCTACAACATCTGGTGGTATCAGAGTTCAGACCTACTACCCTGTGGGACCAGCAGAACAGCTACCAGGATTTGGTTGGGGTCTAGCAACTTTTGGTGGTCAAGTTGCCAACGCACTTACAACAACTTTAAACGGAGCAATTGATGCTTCCACAACAACAATAGTTTTAACGAGCTCAGTTAACTTCCCATCAACAGGTACAAATCATATTACAATAGACAATGAAGATATTTCTTATACCGGTATATCTACAAACACGCTAACCGGCGTGACACGAGGAGCGAGAGGCACAACAGCAGCATCGCATTCTAATGGTGCAACAGTTACAAACACATCTGATTTCGTAGCATGGGGTGAAGCAGCATCAGGCGATTTAGTAATTGATCCAGGTCTTTGGTCTATTGATAACTTTGGTGGTAAAATTATTTCATTAATACATAACGGACAAGTTTTTGAATGGGATTCAAATGCAGCAAACGCAACAGCAACAAGAGCAACAATTATATCTGGTGCACCAACAGCATCAAGAGATATGATTGTATCTACGCCTGATAGACACTTAGTATTCTTTGGAACAGAAACAACAATAGGAATACCAAGCACACAAGACGATATGTTTATAAGATTTTCTGATCAAGAAAATATTAATTCATATACACCTACGGCAACCAACACGGCGGGTACACAGAGGCTAGCCGATGGATCTAGAATTATGGGAGCGGTTAGAGGTAGAGACGCAATTTACGTTTGGACTGACACTGCTTTATTTACACAAAGATTTATTGGTCCACCATTTACATTTGGTTTTGCACAGGTAGGTACAAACTGTGGATTGATAGGTCAAAACGCTGCAGTAGAAGTAGATGGTGCTGCATATTGGTTTTCAGAAAATGGTTTCTTTAGATACTCAGGTGCTCTACAATCTTTACCTTGTTTAGTAGAAGACTTTGTATTTAATGATTTAAATACAACAGCAAACCAACTTATTAATGCTGGACTAAATAATTTGTT